ACTCGACTGCGAACCTCCGAGTGCAACGGCAGGAGAGCCGCTGCCCGCAATCGCGGCCGCCAGGATGCCCGGCACGGCATGCCGAAGAAATTTGTCTCGAAGCATTTTCACAACGCGGAGCTTTGCACCGCGCCATCGCCGCATGCAAGCCCGAGGGCAGGCAGGCGGAGTTTTTGCAAGAAGGAGGGCCCCGGCCCATGATCCCGTTTCTGGTGGATGGCCCGCAGCTTGAGCCGGTGAGCCTTGTCGAGGCGAAGGCCTGGCTGCGCGTGGACGGCGCGGAAGAGGATACCCTCATCCAGGCCCTGATCGTCGCGGCGCGTCTTATGGTCGAGGCCGAAATCGGGCGGGTTCTGCTGGCGCAGAACTGGCGGCTCATCGGCGACGTCTGGCCGCCGGGCGAGAGCATTCCGGTGAAGATCGGGAAGGTCATTTCCGTGACGGGCGGCCGCGTTTTTCCGGCGGAAGGCGCGCCGGCGTTGATGCCTTCCGGCGACTTTGCGATCGAGCGGGGAGCCGAGCGTGATGCGATCGTGCCGCTTCGGCGCCCCGCGCCGGGGCGCAGCCGCGGCGCGGATTGCCGCCTCAGGTAATGTCGCTGCTGCAACCGTACCGCCCTGTTCGGCTTTGAGGAGGTGGCAATGGCCAAACCCATGAAGCTGCCTGTTGCCGCGCGTCGCAAGCGCCTGATTCTGGAAGCACCTGTCGAGTCGCCGGATGCGATCGGCGGAGCGGCGATTTCCTATCAGACGGTCGCGACGCTCTGGGGCGAGGTGATCGCGAAATCCGGCCGCGAGACGAGCGAGGGCGGGCGGCTCGAAGGGACGGTCGAGACGCGCATTCGCATCCGCTTTCGCGAGGCCATCGATGCGCGCATGCGCTTCCGGATGGGCGCGCGGATGTTCGCGATCCGGGCGGCGTTCGATGCCGACGGGACGCGCCGATGGACGACCTGTCTCGTCGATGAGGTGACACCATGAGCACGCCGCACCCGATTCTCGCGCTGAAAGAAGCCATCCGCGCGCGCCTGCTGGCATCGGCTCCGGTGACGGGCGTGATCGGACAGGGTGTGCATGATGCGCCGCCGCGCGGGGCGGAACCGCCCTATCTTGTGCTTGGCGATGCCCTGCTGCGCGAGAACGGCACGAACGAGGCCGAGGGCTTCATCGCAGAACTCGACCTCCTGGCCATCACCCGTGAACGCGGCACGCGTGCGGCGCTGGAACTGGCCGGCCTGATCGAAACCGCCCTGCTCGCGAGCCCTCTCTCCGTGAACGGGCATCATGTCTCGGTGATGTTCATTCGCGAGACGCTTGCGCGGCATGACGAGGCGAAATCCCTCTCCCGCGTGACGCTTCGGCTGCGCGCCTTCCTGCATCCGGTCTGACCGGACCCATCCTTTCGACACTCAAGAGGAGGCCAGCATGGCACCCCAACGCGGCAAGGATATCTTGCTCAAACTCGCCAACGAGACGGCTCAGTTCGTGACAGTGGCCGGGCTGCGCACGCGCCGGCTCGCGCTCAACGCCGAAACGGTGGACATCACGCATTCGGAATCAGCCGGGCGCTGGCGCGAATTGCTGGACGGTGCGGGCGTGCGGCGTGCATCGCTCACCGGCTCGGGCATCTTCAAGGACGATGCCTCGGACGCGCTTGTGCGGCAGGTGTTTTTTGATGGAGCTATCCGGAACTGGCAGGTCGTTCTGCCGGATTTCGGGACGATCACCGGCGCATTCCAGATCACGAGCCTTGATTATCGCGGCGAGCATTCGGGTGAGGTGACCTTCGAGATCGCGATGGAGAGCGCGGGGGCCCTCGCCTTCGCGGCCCTGTGAGGTTCTCGATGGCCAATCGGCATCGTGGCGACGTGACGCTCAAGGTTGGGGGCGAGACCTTCGTTCTCCGGCTGACCTTGCAGGCTTTGGCAGAAATCGAGGCAGCGCTTGGCGCGGGTGATCTTCAAGGCCTGGGCGAGCGTTTCGCCTCGGGACGCATTGCGGCGCGGGATTTCGTCGCGCTGATCGGTGCCGCGGTGCGCGGCGGTGGCTCGACGCTCCCGGACAGGGAAATTGCGGAGCGGATGGGGGCCGAGGACCTGCCCGCCGCAGTGGCGGCATTGAGCGAGTTATTCGCGCTCTCATTCGGAGCGGATGAGAAGAAGCGCCCTCCCAAGCCGTAACGGGTGCTGGAGCCCATGGCCCCTTCCCCTGGGAGGAGGCGATGGCGTTCGGCCTCGGCCTGTTGCGGCTTTCGCCGGAGGCCTTCTGGTCCATGACCCTGCCCGAATTCGCGGCCGCCTTGCGCGGCGCCAAGGGGGAGTTCGCCTCCGTCGCGCCGCTCGATGCGGCGGGGCTGCACGGTTTGATGATGATGTTCCCCGACGGAACCGGAGAGACGGATCATGACGGACGAAATTGAAGAAGGTGATGAGACGGGCAGCACGGGTGCAGCTGTCGGTTCCCTGACGCGCCAGATGAAAGCGCTCGACCGGATTACGGCTCAATTCGGGAAATCGCTGTCGGGTGCGCTCGCCAAGGGCATCACGCAGGGCAAGGGCTTCGAGGATATCCTCAAGACCATCGGGCAACGCTTCATCGAGATCGGACTGAAGGCGGCGCTGAAGCCACTGGAAGGGCTGTTCACGGGGCTTCTCTCGGGAGGAATGGGCGGGATGTCCAACCTTCTCGGTGGGATATTCGGGGGTGGCGGTGGCACCAGCGTGACGCCATTCGCCAGCGGCGGCGTGATATCGACCCCGCATTTCTTTCCGATGGGGCGGGGGCTTGGGCTCGCGGGCGAGAGGGGCGCCGAAGCGATCCTGCCGCTGGCGCGTGGGCCGGATGGCAGGCTCGGCGTGGCGTCGAATGCCGGTCGGGGCGGGCCGGTGAGTATCAGCATGACCATCCAGACACCGGATGCCGAAAGCTTCCGCCGTTCCGAGGCGCAGGTGACGGCAAGCCTCGCCCGCGCTGTCGCGCGCGGCCAACGCAGCTTGTGAGGACACCATGTCGACGCCCGGATTTCATGAAGTGCGCTTTCCGATCGAGATCGCGCTCGGTGCGCGCGGTGGCCCGGAGCGGCGCACGGAGATCGTGACGACCTCGACCGGCCGCGAGGAGCGCAATGCCCGCTGGGCGCTCTCGCGACGGCGCTTTGATGCGGGGTATGGCGTGCGATCGATCGAGGGACTTTCCGCCATTGTCGCGTTCTTCGAAGAACGGCGCGGAAGGTTGCATGGCTTCCGGTTCCGCGACCGGCTTGACTGGACCTCGGCGTCCGGGAATGCGCCGCCAGCGCCCTTCGATCAGACGATCGGGACAGGCGACGGTTCGCGCAGCAGCTTTGCGCTGGTGAAGGTCTACGGCATGAGTTTCGCACCGTATGGACGGCCGATCACGAAGCCGGTTCTGGGCTCGGTGCGGGTAGCGGTCGCCGGTGCCGAACAAACGGTCGGCACGCATTTCAATTGCGACGCGACGACCGGGATTGTCACCTTTCTGCCTGGCCATGTGCCGGCGAATGGCGCGACGGTGACGGCAGGATTTGCCTTCGATGTGCCGGTGCGTTTCGACACCGACTTCCTCGAAATCGATCTCTCGGCCTTCGAGGCAGGGGCGATACCCTCCATCCCGCTGATTGAAATCCGGAGCTGAGCGATGCGTGCCTTGCCGACAGCTCTTGCGGATGCACTCGCATCCGGGATCACGACGCATTGCCAGTGCTGGAAACTAACCCGGCGCGATGGCGTGAGTCTCGGGTTCACCGACCACGATCGCGATCTCACGATCAGCGGCATTCTGTTCGAGGCCGCAAGCGGCATTGATGCGGCCTCTGTCGAGGCCGAAACCGGGCTGGCGTCCGTGGGGGGAGAAATCAACGGTGCGCTGACGAGCGTCCGCATCCGGCCGGAAGACATCGAGGCCGGGCGTTATGACGGGGCCGAGCTTCGCCGCTGGCTGGTTGACTGGAAAGCGCCCGCGCTCGATTTCCTGATGGATGTCGTGACGATCGGCGAGATCAAGCGCCGCGACGGCACTTTCATCGCGGAGACGCACAACGCGCTCCACGCGCTCGACGCCGAGCAGGGGCGGCTCTATGCCTCGACCTGTCCGGCGGAGCTTGGCGATACGGCCTGCGGTTTCAACCTCACGCCATGGCCGTTCACCCAGACCGTTGTCGTGGAGGGAACTGACGGGCGGCACGAGCTCAGCGCGGCAAGCCTCGCGATCTCGATACCGGGGCTTTACGCGCGAGGCAGGCTGCGGGTGATCAGCGGAGCCAATGCGGGGGTGACGATCCCGATCCGCGATCATCAGGGTGCGATCTTGCGGCTCTGGCAGGGGCTGCCGGCGGAACTCGCGCCAGGGGATCAGGCTGTGGTGAGTGCCGGGTGTGACAAGCGTTTCTCGACCTGCCGGGACCGATTCTACAACACTTTGAATTTCAGAGGCTTTCCGCTGATCCTATCGCCGGAATTTGCCTATTCCTATGCCAAGACCGGCGAGGGAACCCACCAGGGTCGGCCTCTCGTTCAACTGTGAGGAGAAGGCCTTTGGAAAAACCTGTCAAACGCCCGCGCCGCCCCGGCATCCGGCGGTTGAGGCTGCGGCGCGCGGAGGTGCTTCAGGCCGCGCGCGGCTGGATCGGCACGCCCTACCAGCACCAAGCTTCGCTCAAGGGAATTGGGTCGGACTGCCTCGGCCTGCTGCGTGGTGTTTGGCGCGAGGTGATCGGTGATGAGCCGCAACGCTTTCAACCCTATTCGCCATCCTGGGCCGAAGTCTCGGGTGAAAACCTGCTCGAAGATGCGGCGCGCCGTCATCTGCTTGCAGCCAAGCACGGCGCCTCGATCGAGGCGGGGATGGTGATCCTGTTTCGCTGGCGCCCGCATCTGCCGGCGAAACATTGTGCGATCGCGACGGGGCCGGACGGGTTCATCCACGCCCATGACGGGGTTTCGGTCGCGGAAGTGGCGCTGGTGCCGGGCTGGCAGCGACGCATCGTCGGATTGTTCGATTTTCCTGTCGGGAGCGCATAATGGCCACCCTCGCATTCCAGATGATCGGCTCGAGTCTTGGCCAGACCCTTGGGGGCGGCTTCGGGGCCATTCTCGGTCGCGCTGCGGGAGCGCTCGCCGGAGCCGCGATCGATCGCGCGATCATGGGTGGCACGGAGCGGCGCGTCCAGGAGGGGCCAAGGCTCAATGATCTGGATGGGATTTCCGCGAGCGAGGGAGCGCCGGTGCCGCGCATCTATGGTCGCGTTCGACTCGGAGGCCAGGTGATATGGGCGACCGAATTCGAGGAAGAGACGACGGTCGAGCGATCGGGCGGTTCGGGCGGCAAGAGCACGGGTCTGCGCACCCCCCAGCCGCAGCAGACGACCATTCGTTATGTCTATTCGGCGAATGTCGCGATCGGGATCTGCGAGGGGCCGGTTGCGTTCGTCCGGCGCATCTGGGCGGATGGCAAGCCGCTCGATCTCGCGGGACTGACCTATCGGATTTACACAGGCACCGGGCATCAGCCGGTTGATCCCTTGATTGTCGCGAAACAGGGAACGGCGCAGGTCCCGGCTTTCCGTGGGCTCGCCTATATCGTTTTCGAGCGCTTCCCGCTGGCGGCCTATGGCAATCGCCTGCCGCAGTTCTCGTTTGAGGTCGTGCGGCCGCTGCCGGGCCTTCCGGATCGGTTGCGGACGGTCAACATCATCCCCGGCTCGACGGAATTCGGCTACGCGACCGGC